GGGGCAGCAACCGCGAGTCCGACTTCCCAAAACGGTTGCGCTTTGATCCCGGGGTGTACGCCGCGCCTCGGGATCTTGTAACCGCCAGGCTTCTTGTAGGAGCCACGTTGCGCGAGATGCGCAAACCCGCCCCGCAACGTGACGACCGCGGTCGCGCTCTCCGCGTCGCTTTTCAACGTGTACCGCACCCACGACGGCTTTGCCCGTGGCGTACGCCGTACCCGAGCCAGCGCAGACGCGGCCGTCGCCGTCTTGATGACCAACGCGGCCCGACCTGTCGCGCGTCGCATCACTTCCCCGCCGGAGTTCCCGAACGACACCAGGCGTCGTTCGAACTCCTCTGGAGTGAATGCCATCTAGCCGACCTTCGCAACGAGCGACGCCGCGGCGAGCGCGCCCGTAATGTTCACCGACCCGGCAACGTCGGCTTCGACGTTGTAGTCGAAGATCGCCGTACCGAACCAGTACGAACCGACCGTCGCATTGTCCGGGTACAGATAGAACTTCCGGGCGATGCCGTCGGTCGCGGCCGTGTACAGCTGCGCCGTCGCCGTGTCATAGAACCCGCCGTACGTCCCCTGGCAGTCCGGCAACCCGGAGACATACACCTTCGTCGTGTCACCGAACGCCGTGACGTCGAGCTTGTCGGTCGCGAAGTTCAACTTCCAGTTGTTCAAGAACGCGATGGGTTCGGCGGTCCCTGCGGACGAGATCCCCGCGTACAATCTTCCGCTGCGTCCTGCGATACGAGCCATACTTTTTAACTCCTTGTGTGGGTCAGACCGGCCCGGGCCGTATCAGACTCCGGCTGTGACGACTTGCGCTGTTGAGGTGTGCGAGAAACCGGCGGTCACGCGCGGCTAGGCCAGGTACTCCAACAACCACTTAGCGTTATTGGAGAAGGTGCGGTCCGCGATCGCGGCTCGGGCCTTGAGTGCGGCTTCTTCTCGCTCGTCGGGATGAGACAACGCCCAATCCAACAAAGGGCGCACTTCGGCGGGTTCCGAGAATGTGGGGAGCATCGGGAACAGCTCATCGGATTCGGGACGAGGGTCGCGCACAAAGAACGTTCCGCACGCGGCCAGTTCGAGCTCTCTCGGGCCCATAGCCCACCCATCCGCGTGGCTGCCTTCGGTTGCTTCACGGCGATACAGGTTCAACGACGTCTTCGCTGACCGGTAGAGCGCCGCGGTTTCGGTGTTGTCCATGCAGAACTCAATCGGATGTGCGATCAGCGGCCGTAACGGTGACGTCTCGGGAAGAGACACCCAACAACCGCCGAGGATCACGTCGAGGCCAGCGAAGTCGACCTGTTCGAAGAACTCGACACGCGACGGGAAACCGGTGCCGACGAACCCGAAGTCGCACACCATCTCCGGTACCGGCGGGCCGGGATGATGCCGGACCGGGTCGTACGCGTGCGGCACGTAGTAACTGTTCGGGTTGTGGGCTCGGAACTGGTCGAGGTTCGTCGGGTCGTTCACCAACGCGACGTCGCAGACCGCGGCACGTTCGGTTTGCCACTCGTCTTCGTATGGACTCTCGGTAAAGAGGTAGACGATCTTGTGTCCACGCGACCGGATGACTTCGACGACTTCGGGGTCGATGATCGAACCGGACACGATGAGGACCACATCGGGCCAGAACTCGTAACAGGCCGAGAGGACCGTCTTCGATGCGACCTGGCTCGCGGCCTCACGGTTGAACGCGTAGCGGAGTTCGCCGTCCTGTTCGATCTTGGCGGAGGCGTAGAAGTCGAGGCGGTCGTCGAAGTTGAGGTCGGCGACGGTGACGCCGAGATTGCGGAGTGCGTCGCGCCAACCGAACGCGACGTCTTGCGTCGAGAAGGACGGCCCGGGGCGGATCAGTAGGGCTCTCACGCGGTGACGACCGTGTCGAACGCTCCGCCGAGATACCCGTACGCGGCGACCTCCTCGGCCCCTAACGCCCGGTACTTACACGACTCGACCTGAATGTCGGCACGGCCGAGACTCATCACGGCGGCCGTCACCGCCAGGGGGCCGCGAGGGTCCATGTACTCGTACAAGGTGCCTTGCCCCGACCGGGCCGACGCCCGCGACACGAGCACCACGAGGTCGAGGTTGACGGTCACGGTCTCGTATCCGAACGTGGCTTCCGTGACTTCGGTGACGTTCACGAACGCGGCCGGCGGCGAAATGGATTCGGGCACGTAATCCGTCGCCCGGATACCGGTGACTTGGGTGAGCTGGTCGGCGAGCGCCGACGCGATCTCGGCGACGGAAGCCATCAGGCGACGTGGACCGCAATGTCGGGATGACGGAACGGTTGCAACATGTCCGCGACGTCTGGGTCGATGCGGGACGACACCCGCAACGCCGTGAAGTCAGCGAACCCGCCGAGGACACCCGCCGGAGAATCTTTCCGTTTGAAGATCCGGGCCGCCTGAATCAACGACGCTTGCTTCACCGGGCCGGGCATCTCCGCCCACCCCCACGCGGCGGTAACTTCGACGCTTCGCCGCCACCGATGCCCGACCGGAAACGTACGCGACCCGACGGCAACGAGTTCACCGTACGGACGGTCATCGTCGACGTCGACAGTGAAATCGGTGCCGATGACCCATGTTGTTTCGAAGGTGCCGTCGTCGTCGTCGTCGGTCTTCACAACGAGGCCGGTGAGCGTCCAGAAGTCCTTCACAACCAGGACGTACGCGTCGGTCGGCCGGAACGTCTTCGCGGTCGGGGTCTCGACGGTCGTAAAACTGCGGCCGCAGTATTCGGTAACCCACTGGTCCGTCGCAGCGACCGCGCCGATCAAAAGGGAGTCGTCGACCGTGTCACCGATATTAAGGAACGCCTTCAATTCGTTAGCTGTGATGCTCACGTCAACCTCCACCCGGCAGCCCACACGTCTTCGCCACGGTCATGGATCTGCACCGCATCGAACCGCAACCAATACAGGAGTGTCGCGAGGACGTCCGGGTCGACGTTCTCGTAATGCTCCCCCGGCCGGACTTGCTCGCCGTCGAACCCGGAATGCGGATGTCGGCCAGGGCCGGCGCACGTAACGACGAACACGCCGCCCGGAGCGAGGGCACGTTTCGCCGTCGCACACATTTCCGGCCACCGCGCCGTATGTTCAAATACTTCCGTGCAGAGGACGACGTCGAAACGGCGTGGCGGGTTCCACTCGGCAGCGTCGCCGACAATGTCGACGCCGGGACCTTGGATGAGGTCGATGACCGTGTAACGGGCGGCGTTCGGGAACAGGGGACGGCAAGTGCCGTTGACGTCGCGGCCGCCGATGTCGAGGACGTTCACGGCCGTGTCGGTCGCGAACTTCCCAACCCAATCGAACACCGCCGGATGCACGACGTTACGTAGCGTCGTCCGTGGCAGGCTTCTTCGCGGCACGTTTCTCGCCCGGCGCCGACGTAGCCTGCTCGACAGCACGGAACGTCGTGCGTTCCGCCGTCAGCTCGACGTCTTCGAACCACTCGGCGGGACGGCCTTTCACGGCCGCGTCCTTCGAGTCGATGATGTCGCCGGGACGCAGGACGCGTTGCACCCCGTTCTTCTCGGTGTACGAGAACGCTTCGACGACCTTGAGTTGCGGCATTGGGCCTCTCTTTCGTTGGAGCGCAGTGGACTCCGGCCCCGGCGCGTGTGCCTACGCGGGCATTCCGCGACCGGAGTCCAGTGCGACTTGGGTTGGTTACGCGGCGCTCGGAACGTCGAGCATGCGGAACCCGTCGTCGTTCACCGAATCTGCGCCCATCCTGAAGTAGGCGTACCAGCCGCGCGACCCGGAAGGCCGGTTGTTGCCGGTGTGGAACAGATGCGGAATGAACTCGACGGTTGTGCCGATCCTGTCGGCGATCACGTAGTTCTCGAAGTCACCGAAGATCAGGATGAAGTTGCTTACGGCACCGGCGACGGTGACCGTGGCGTCCATCCCTTCGGCTTCGAGTGCTCGCCGGCCGAGGAGCTCGCCGGGACGGTCGTTGCCGAGCGTCGTCCACAACCCCGCACCACCAGCCGTGTCGAACCGGCGGATCAGGTTGTAGATCGAGTTGTTCGCCAACCACGACCCGTTCGCCCGGTACCTGGCCGGAAGCGAGCCTTGGATCGTATACACGTCCGCGATTGCGAACGTGTCGTCTGCCGCCGCGTTGATCTCCGACGCCGTACCCGTGAGCGCAACGACGATCCCGGTCGGCTGGGCTGCACCCGAACCGGTCGCGAACGTTGTCGCCTCGAGGGTCTCTTTGCCGAACGTCAAGAGACGCCCGACTTCCTGCGCGACGTTCGCCTCGTCCTGGAGGGCCTCCAAGGAGATCGGGACGAACCCGGCCGCCTTGTAGATCGGGATAGCCGGCTGCGCGAACGTCGTCGCGTCGTCGCTGACCTCGGCCGCTTCCGCGTCCCACGACCATGCGACCGCCGCCGAGCTGACACCGTTCCAGATGTCACCCGTGGCGACGACCTGGCGGGCCGCTTGACGGATGTCGTTGCGGGAACCAGCCGACGTAATGATCACCGTAGGATCGAGCTGGAACGGCACGAGGAAACCACCGGCCGCGTCCGTGAGGGACATGGCACGGGAGACGGCCTCCTGCTCCTCGGCAGTGAACGTGTGCATCTGACCACGCGCCGCTTTCGCGAACGCACGGAGATACGCCGGCGTCGACGTGGCAAGCGCCATCCGGGAGATGTCACCCTGGTCGTTGTCGAACTCCTCGAGGATCTTCGTTGCGCCTTCGCGGCGTTCCTGGTTCATGCCAGGCATGACCTCAATCGCCGAGAGGGCACGGGCCCGGAGTTCCGACCCGACTTCGCCGGGTGTGCGGTTGAAGGTCCGCATCTCGGAAAGGTCCCACG